CGATTGAATTACTTTATCACCGGCATCTTTCAACCAATCAGTTATCTTTTCCCATGCTTCAGGTTTAAGGTACTGTTTCATAAAATTGAGCGGAGGTGAAAACACTAGCCAGTTGGTGATTTCCTTATCGCTTTGCGACATACCATCTACTGCAGTAACAATATCAGTTATGGCATTCGCAAACGTCACTTGGATATCACCCATTTCGCGCAACCAACGATCATTGGTATTTTTTAAGTAATTATCAGCGACTTTTTGCTTATCATCTTCTGATAATTCATTCCATTTATCAGATAGCTTTCCGCCAACGCCAGTCCAGTAACCCATTCTCCGTAATAAAGTTTTAATCTCTTGTTGATTATCACTTTCACTAAACCAAGAGGAATTAATAATTTTATCTAATTCAGCCACAGTGGCACCGCTTATTTCAGGCTTACGTTTAAGGCCATCCCAAACATCTGGGAAAAGAAATTGCAATGCTTCATATACGTCTTTATCATAGCTATTTAAGGCTGATTGTATGTTAATGTTTTTATCATCTCCCGAGCCTGAGGAGTATTTATCAAGTATATTTTCAGCCCATGCTTGCCGAGTTTTGGCAGCTTCAATGCCATTGGTCTTAATATATTCCTGCATACTTGGGGAGAGCTTATTAAATTCCGATGTTTCCATATATTCGTTGTTAGGCAGTTTTATGAGATATCCTTTATTCAAACGCCATTCAAAGTTAGATTGCTTTAAAATTTGGTCAGTAATGATCTCTCTTGCTTCTTTAATAGCCTGTTTTAAGTTATCCGAGCTAACATCGTAGCCAACAATCTCTTTAAGCTCGGCAAAATACTTGGCAGCTTCATCTTTGGTCATATACGCCCAGTTAAAATTGGGTGCATTGTATTCAATCTGTTCATTTGATGGTAATAGCCCCAGGCTGACGGCTACATCATCCGGCATTCCGGGCGGTGCGTTTTGGCCTATGTTGTACCCTGTGTCTGGAGGTATATACACTGCATCAGCCGGTATGAGTCCATATTCTTTAGCCTTATTGAATTTATCTTCAGGAGATAAACTAGCAAACGATTTAGCATCCAGTAGCGCTTCTAGTGCTTTAGCGGTGGCGGTAGATTTATCCATGCCGGCCAGGGTATTTTTGAGTTCGTCTATATCATCAGTCCGGAGCTGGGCATTTTGGAGTACATCCGGAGTTTTTTCTACAGCCGCCAGAATGACATTTACGGGTGCGCCGATGCTGGCGAGGTACTCTGTTATATAAGCGTGCATTTTGGCGGGGTCTGACCAGGCTAAGCCCGCCATAGGCACGGTGTAGACTGTGCCGTTAGGGGTAGTAAAGGTCCATGCAGTAGAATTATCAACCGTAACTGACACATCGTTATCGGTACTAGTAGTATCAGAACTGTTATCGGTGCTGGTGTCAGTATCATTTACCGGTTCACCGATGAATCTCTTACCGCTGCCTGCTGCTATACTTTCCCCGGTTATGTAAGTGTATTGCTTATCACCTGTCTTGGTTTCTTGCTGAGCTACACCCTTGTTGCTGCCTGCTGTATCACTCTTGTTAGTTGCAGATATGTAGTTTTTCTTATCGCTAGACTGGCTAGAGATAATCCTGGGTACTTGCGCTGTTGCTCCTTGGATAATGTTATATGGAGCCTGGGCGTTGACTAAGAAATTGTTGATATACTGGGATACATCTCCGTCAGCATTTTTTGTATTGATTTCATACTTTAAACCACCGGGAGCGGTTATGGTCCAGATATCGTTGGCCACTGTGACCGATACATCAGGCTGGCCTGTATTGTTCTTATTAATGACCTGATCATCGCGTTGTTTTTCAGCGGCCTTTATAATAACTGCATCACGTCCGGAGACATTTTCAATCAATTTTGCCCTGGTAGGAGATCCGCTTAAGGGATTCGCAGGATCGTATAATATTGACATATCATACCTCTCTTCGATTAGTGGCGTAGATGGCCGCCCGGATTATCATATAAACACTCATCAGAATAATCGGCAGAGCCTGTACAATGGCATTCCTGCCGATATCTGGGTCTATAATGCCATATCCCAAGAACAACAAGGATATTCCGGCGATAATGGTCATAACGGTGTCCCGTTTTATATAGGCAATGGCTATCAGCCCTAAGGTAATGATGACTCCATACATGTTGCCCTCCGTTGTTTGTTCTGCATAATTAATTGATAAGCCGCAATTATTGACCGACCATGCTCTGTAATATGTTGTTCCAAAATACGTAACGATATCAGGATCTATTACGCTTGTGCTTGTACCCCTGTAAACTAACTCTCCGTCATTAATATCCTGAGGATATCCGGCATGCCCTCGGACTACTATTGTCTCTGTGGCTCCAGATCCGGGTATCCATGACAGGAGGGCGTTATTCCCCTGGTAAGAAACTTCGAGAGTGGCGGGCTGTAATGGCAAACCAGCAGTAGGGTCTACAAATTCCCAAGAGGAATTTTCGGTATCTGTATAGCTGGTATCTCCAATTGATATGGTCAAGATTCCAGAAGTGGCCCATTCATCCGCTCCATAAATTAAGCGAGGTACAATACGTGCCTCAATAACAGTTATGCCGGAGCCTTGCCCGTATAGATCATTAATATGGCTTGGTAAAACAGCAGCCGATGTAATCTCAGTAAAGTATTCGGTATCGGCGTCTTTATATACCAGGTAAAGCGACAGCTCGTCATAGCCAAGTTCATAATTACCGTGCTCTCCCAAAGTAGCTGATACTGGCAACAGACGGTCCTGAGCATAAGCTGCATTAGTAATAGTCAGTCTAAACACGATATTGTTTGACGTGGCTTCCTGGCAACTAAACTGAGTAGTCAACCAGCTGGCAGCCGCAATTGGCGCAGGGGTAAAACAGCAGCTGAGAGTTAAGATTATAACCGGTATTAATTTAACTAACCGCGGCAGCATCTAAAGCCCGTTCCCTCTCTGCCCAGCCTTTAACACTTTCATAGAGTATTGGGTTTGATGGCATCCGCTCACCCCGTGCCCAATAGAGTTCAGTCATTTTACTGACACCTAAACTCCGGGCAAGAGAGCGAGGTCCTACCTTTTTCCTGAGGTAATTGATATCGTCGACAAAAGATAGTACCTCGTGTGACGCCTCTTTGAGTCCAAGTACTGCATGTGTTCTGCCTGGCATCCTCTGCCTCTCTTGCTTTTCTACATTCATAGTTACAGTGTACATGTCCAAATTCCTCAGTAAAGATTTTCTTAATTTTATTAAAGATTTATCTGATTAACGCCTACTTGAGTAGACCTTAAATAAAAAAACACCCTCTACAATCGCAAATAACAGAAAAATATTTTGTTATGAAAGGGGGTGAGAAGGCTTTGCAGAAGATATTTGGGGTAGTCGTCGGAATTATTGGCATCGCAATCGTATTTATTTTCTACCCTATGATTATGGATAGTACTCATGACGTCCAGACTGATAGGTATGTAGAAACAGAAGCGGCTGTGGCTACCGGAGCGGGTGAAACTTCAGCGGGCGTTGTACTTACGTATGAGCTTTATAACAACGTCAATACTTCGGTTATATCCATTACCTCAGATGAGGTTACTGATGTTCCTGTTGCTGGCACATGGACTCAAGCTACCAAAACTTTAACCGTGACTGGTCTAGCAGCTGAGGATTCCCGAACTCTGACTATTACATATGAATACGATGCTTTGACTGACTTTACCGGCATGAGCGCATTCGCGGGCATTATTCCTCTGTTGATATTGGTTGCGATTATTTCAGTCTTAGTTGCCGGAATCTGGTCAGGTTTCAAAGGCCGCGGGTAATGAAAACCTAATTTTTTAACTGATTGGCCATTATTTAAATAACACAGTAACGAGAGGAGGTGAATAAAGTGGGGAATATTTGGAAGGTAATTCTTGGTGTAGCTGCTATGGCGGTTTCATTGGTAATTTATCCGATCATCCTGGACGGGGTGGCCGCTATTACCTCAAATGCCAACATAGCCGATTACACCGGTCTTTCAGCGTTTGCTAATGTACTGCCTCTCCTTATCCTGGTTGGCATGATCTTCGGCGGAGGTCTGCTCACCTTCCAGGGTGCGCGTGGTATGCGCAGCGGCAGCAAAAGCAAATCCGGCAAGAAATATTCTTAGTCCCCACTCTTTACTATGAGCATGCCCTGGCAGAAATCAAAGCGGATACAACCGGTACTCAAACTTACCGAAGACTCGCGCATCTTGGAACAAGCTCTGCCGGTATTTAAGGGCGTGGTTGTAGATGAAGAGACACGAGAGGCATGGGTGCTTTTCCCTGACGCTTTAATTCCAGGAGAAAACGGTATCGGGCCGTCCACTCTGGTAATAAACGAACGGGATACAGCTCCCGTGCTTCTCGGTGGGACAAAAGAAAATACCCGTGATGTCAAATCCATACGTGAAATGGTTAATGCAATCTCCCATGAGTGCAGGGAAGAGGCTCATGTCAGTCTGGATAAAGAACACAAGCAGTCTTGGTTGAATAACTGGCTTCCCATAACGATTTTATCCATAACCTTGCTTTTTATTTTGATGGTTATAGTGGGGCTTATCTCTAACGGCACACTCCATTTACCGGGGTAATAATTATGAAGAATAAAAATAATAACAATCTTAAACCGAACACTCTGGTGCTGGACCGTGATAACGGTTACAACCTTCAGTATATAGAAAATGCCGCCGGCCGGCGTTGGCGCTTCAGAGGCCAGCAGACTTATCTGTATCAATCTGTAAGCGGTGTTCTCAGTGAATACCGTGTACCGGCTGAAATGAAAGAGCCACCCGAACGGACATATCGATATCTTGACTGGACTTACCTGGTGAAAGAGCTTTTTTCCCGTACTAATCCCTGGCCTGAACGCATAAAAATAGGTTTGCAGGTAGCGATTGTGCTGGCTCTCCTGTTTTTTATCTACCTCATTTATAGCTCTTTTACAGGAACGGGGGCATAAATGGCTAGGAAAACTCCTTTTGGCACAGATAACAGCTTCACCCCTTTCCAATCATCGTCTAACCACAATGGAAATGGCAATGGCATAAACGTCGATGACGTTCAAGGTCTGATAGGAGACGCTCAAGTCCCATCAGTTATTAAGGAGCTGGTAGACCCCGGTGAGACTCCTCTCAAACTCCTTATGCGAACCTGTTTCAAGAATGAAGGGCAGGTAAATTCCGCGGTCGAATACCTTTCACGTTGTAAAGCCACCAATGACAGAGAGGGAGAAGAAAAACTCCTTTTCAAAATGGCTGCCAATGTCTCCATAGACGGGATGGCCCGCAAGGAAGTCGTAATGGCGCTATCGCAGCGGATTGCACCTGAGCTTTATACCTCAAAGAAGCTGCCGGCAAACCGTGACGCCAAAGATGACCGGGGACCGTAAGGGGGAAAGATGCCGTTTAACTGGGGATTTATCGGTCCAGAAGGCTCCGGAAAAAGTATAGGCATGACCTATCTCGATGTATTGCACCTTGCCAAGAATGGGCAGGTTGCTACTTTCCCGGGCTACAATATTTATCTGCGGCAAGAGAGGGATTCTGAAGGCCAGCGAATCCTGCTCTCCCATCCGGTCACCATGGAACAGATGATTATGACCCCGATAGAGAATTTCAGGGGGCATATAGTCTCTATTGACGAGATAGACAACTTCATGGATTCCTCACGCTCTATGTCGATGTTTAATCTGCTAATGTCATACATTGCCAAACAACGGCGTAAAAGCGGCATGGGCTTTAACTATACCATTCAGGAATGGGGAGACCTGTATTACCGGATGCGTAATAAAACCCACCTGCTAACCCTATGCTGGGACTTGTATTGGTCTCCCTGGGGGAAAGATCGTAAGCTGGAAAGAGGCGAAATAATCCGCTGGGTCACCTTTGACTGCCTGGGATTTTTTACCGGTAAGCCCTGGTCTCAGCTTAAGACGAAATTGCTGACTGCTAAGCCTATCCGCGAATACTATGATACGTTCGCGGCTGTAGATATATTTGAGGGCATGAAAAAGTTTGAAATAATCAAGCCGACAACCCGGATTGATCTGCGGCCGGGACAATTGGAAGAAGAACCATTGTCGCCCAAAGACGAAGTAGAACACCGGGAGATGGACCGCCGGATTATGGATGACTTAATCGAACAGGGCGTTACCCCTAAGACAATGGGGGTTGTTCATAAACGCCTGGCCAGGGATAAATCACTATGAAAAAGATACTTTGCAGCTTAGCACTCGCGGTGGCGTTAGTACTGGGAAGTCCTGCTTCACAGGTAATGGCAGTTGACCCCACTACTCCTACCACCTTTTCAATAGACGATGTGCAGGTGGTTCATAACATTGTTGAGACAGGTGACAGCCTGTACGCCTTTAAATACACTATCGCTTATGATTCAGGCCAGCCTACTACGCCTGCAAACAAGTTATTTCACTTCCGCTTAATGGATACTGACGGCGTTACTCAGATGGGAGCGGTAGAACCTTACGCTTATGCTGATTCCGGCTATGGCATGGGATATTCAGCTTTTTATTTTACAGCCGATGAATCACCTACCTGGGAGACTGCTCTGGTGTTAAAAATGGTCGGCTCTCCCCAGTACTGGGAAAGCCCGCCAGAGGTTAATTATACCCTGACCGGCTCTGATTACAGTCAGCTGGATACCAAATCAGAGAATCAGGTACTAATGGGCAACTGGATTATTGAGGTATGCCGAACACTCGAAATCAACTGGGAAGTCAAACTCCTGACTGAAACCAACCAGGGTACAATCTTAAACGATACCGGCGCAGCTTATGGCAAGGGTACAATTCCTGGTTTACAGACTATGTGCCCCAAGATATTTTCGGTGCAAAACCAAACTATTGATACCTCAAAACGTGACTGGAACCCAATTAAAATCGATGAATGGAAATTACAATGGGACGGGACAGTAATAGGTGCTTTTCTGGACGGATTATCCGAACTGTTTTCCATGGACTGGCAGGTAGTGACCAGCTTCGGGGTGGGAGTACTGGTTATTCTGTTGTTTGTCTGGGGACAGAGCAAATGGGCAGACAACCAGGCAGCCATGATTGCGGGCATCCATGTACTGAATGGCTCAACCCTGATGGGTTTCCTTCATCCGGCTATTCTGGCAATTCTTACACTGTTTTATGCTCTTTATCTGGGATATTTATTTATGGGTAAACACGCATGAAAAAAATTATTGCAGCCAGTATGTTTATTATGTCCTTGCTTATCGGGCCGGGCACCATATTAGCGTCTGATATAGCAGATGCTATATACCGGGCAGATATCCGGGCAACTAATACCAGTTATACGGCCATGAAAGTATCAGTGCCGTTTACCTGGTCGGCTCAAAGCCTGTTGGACGGATATTATATTGATTCAGGTTTTACTAACCTTGCCCTGCGTGATTCAAATGGTCAGGATATTACCTTCATGCCAGGTTGGGATACAAATCCGTGGATGTTCTATATTAATCAGATATCCCAAAATGCCTCGCTTAACTATAACCTTTATACTGGCGGGGAAACCTCTATGAACGGCAAACTAGCCTATTTCCCCGATACGGCCGGCATGACCGTGGCTGATGCTGCCAGTCTGGAACCGGGGAATAATTTTGAGATTGAGTTATCTGGCTATTTTGAGAGTGGAAATATATGGAATAAGAGCCAGGTATTTGGTGTCCTTAATGATGCTTCGGGATTATCAGTATTCGGTTCGTCCGCAATTACTTATCAATATACATCTGGTACTGGTGCAATCGAGACAGTGCTAACAAATAATTGGGAAGGACAAACGTTTACTGCAACCAGCACAAACTATGTGAGTGGCGTTGATTTATATGGAGCTAAGTATGGTAATCCCACAGGAAATTCTTACATCGCATTGTATGCTACCTCAGCGGGTTTCCCGATTGGCTCCCCACTCGCAGTTACTACGTTTGTTACTTCTACATGGACCAGTTCGTTGGAATTTCGCCATTATGATTTTAATGCTCCTGCAGTATTAACCAATGGAGAAAAGTATGCATTAGTACTATATGTTGATAATGGGGATTCTAGCAATAATATACGATGGTATAAAGATGACACGTCACCTACATTTGCGGATGGTAATCGTGTATATAGTACCAATAGTGGCTCGTCTTGGACTAATGTCAGCGGTGAGGACTTTGGGTTCAAGATATATACAAATCCTATTATATGTAGCTATAGTCAATTGACTGGCGAACATACTATTAAAGTTACTTTAACTGCTGGAAATTCTTATTTATACGTAGATGGCGTGTTAGCTGACTCAGCCGCTTTTGCGGGGAGCATTACTGACAATGCCAATGGCTGGGTTATCGGCGCAGGTGGCTCGATGCCTTATCTCTACTACGCCAAAATAACAGTGGGCGGGGTATTAAAAGGTTCGTGGGAATGGCAATACGCCGCCACTTTTTCTGACCTTTCTGGTAACGGCAATGATGCTACACCATCATTTCGGACTACAACTACGGATGCGGATGTCTCGGCAGCCATAATAAGCTACAATGCCTATAATTTAAGTGCATTTGTAGTTTCAGATGATGATGACGGAGTACAGTTTGTAGATGAAGAGGATATTCCGGATATGCCATCTGGCTTTTTTGCAACGTTAGATCCTGACCGCCTTGAATTCCTGTCCCCTATTAATGAGATTATAACAGAGGCGGGTATCCCGCTTGAATTCATCTGGTATCCAGTTATTTTTGGCGGCGGGGCTGCTATCACCATGATATCGTTCGGGTTGACCCGTAAACTATTACCTTGCATTATTGCAGGGGGCATATGGACAGGATTCTTATCCGCTGCTCTGGGAGCTGATTTGTGGACAGTGCTGCCATTTGCAGTTGTGGCTGTTACTGAACTTACAAACAGAAAGACGGTGAGTCTCTAATGCGTCCGCAATGGTTAGTATGGATTTCCTTTGCATTTGCTGTTGGTAATGCGATGTGCCTAATTTTTGACGGCATCTGGGTAGGCCCGGAAGAGATGAGTTTTTTTAATGGGTTATTAGGATTCAATGTAATGAGTTATACCGATAGCACCATGGCCAATATAGGGATTACCGTAGTAAATGTTGTTAATGGAGCTAAAGGATTTTTTCAAGCGATATGGACGCTGGTAGCATGGGACTATTCGTTCCTCGATGGGGCATGGTCTATATTTAAGATCTTTCCTCTCTGGGAAATATCTGCCGGTACTGTTTTAGGTATAATCCTGTCATTTAGGCGGTAATCAAAGGCAAATATTGGCGGCAGTATCTTGCTGTTCGAATCTCTTTGAATTTCCGGCTGTAATCAAAATACTCATCTACTGCTAGCATATTATCCTTGGCGGGCCTTATTGATGCCCATAAGCGATCACAGAGGCGCTGGCATGAGCACGAATCACAGCCAGCGTTTCCCATTTCCTCCGCGCAGATATCAAGTTCATTCTGAAGCATCCTCAGGTTAAAATCATCTTCTCCCCGTTCAACAACGCCTGTCCTGCTCATAAAATCACCTCTCTATTTCGTCCCCATAAAGTTGAATATGATTGTTTTTACTCCCATGGTTGACGAAGCAATTCGGGGTTCCTGATAGTTTTCGGGTACATTTGCACTGAATGATACCTTCATCATTGGCCGAATATTGCCCCGAACTAACGCACTGAACATAGCGGCAGGATTATTCTGTCCACGCCCAGGCAAGTCTACGGATGGCTTCATCTGAACATCGTCTATTTCTTCAAACGTGACTACCTGGTCAGGAGTATTTTCATCCGGCCCGGCAAATGAAACCGCTATGAAGTCAATCGGATATCTCATTTTATTGATATCCAGCAGCAGTTTCAGTTCATACTGCTCTAAAAATGCCTCAAACTCTATATCCAGCCAGACCGGTTCACCCTCTTCGATGATCTGCTTTGATTTAAATGAACGTATCTGACCGAACGTTACGACTTTAGGACAATTTACAATTGCTTTTCCCATGCTATTTACTCCTTTTTACTTTAGTTCACAGATCCGATAAATATTATCGTTAGTATCATCTTAATGAGTATAATTGTAGCTAAGATTGAAGTAGTAATTATCACCAGTTGACCATCGCTAATTTCCTCAATAAAAGTTGGCTCTGGCATTGATTCCTTATACTTATCGGTTCGCTTCACAAAGGAGCTCTTTTGTAAACTCCTCCGGATCTGCCCATTTTCAGCTTTCACAAATTACCTCCGTCAGGGGTGGGGTTTGTAATATGAGGTTCTGGTATGTAGAGCCACATAGGATTTGATAGAGTTTTAATATAATCAGGTATACTTGGGAACTTCTCAGGGTATGAGGTATCTGCATGTAGTTCTCCATCACAAAAAAGTATGTGTATCGGGTAGAGAGGGAATATCAATGGGTTTCCCCGAACATACAGGGAAAATACCCACCACCAGCCCTCTTTATCTGGCTTATCCTGCCACTTTGGTTGGTTCTCGTAGAGTTCAAGAGCCTTGTTAAAAGTTGGTAGTTTACAGTAATTCTTAGCGTTTTGAAAACTTAGTTTGTGATGTTTAACAAAATCAATTTCGTCTTCCCATCCTAAATTGCATTTGTTGAGTTCATAAACTTCTTCGGCTATCTGCTCTATCAGCTCTTTACTTGGTTCGTACTGCATTAATTTTCTCCTTCCGCACGAAGGGTGTCTTTTTCACCTTCCCATGCTTCTTCTGGAGTGTCACCATCTTTATAATTATCATCATACGCACCATAGATGACGCACTCCACTTCACTTACGACAATGGCATCATTTTCCCCCTTGCCAACATCTTTATCGTTGACGATTGTTTTGATAAGTTCCAGTTTCCAGCTTTCAAGTGTTTGTGTAGACATCTTATTTAATCTCCTTTAGTAGTTCTGGATTGTCATGCATGTTGCCGATAACTTCTAATACCTGAGCATATGTACAACCAAGTGGTTTAAGTGTTTCTCTGTTAGGTTGAGCATTGAATTTCCATCCGCTGTATTGTATTACCCACAGGTTTTTTATCTTTTTGATTTGTTCCTCTGGTTTTCTGGCAATGGTTGCAATATCCCCTTCGTATATCTCTGTTCCATTCTTATCCTTGAGACCTGTATACTGACCTACTGTTGATTCATCAACAAATTCACTTACTCCATATTTATTGTCAATAAAATGATTTATATGGTCTATGCACTTATTGCAATTTTTGTATATCGTACATTGCCTATAAAAACCATAGACCCATTCACCTGTATCAACCCGTTTACCTCTGAATTTAATCTCTCTGGTCATTACTCCACTCCTAGTATCTTATTTATGGTCTGCTGGTCTTGAGATAACTGTGATGGTATAACGTATTGAGTATCCAATGGCATTTCCTTTTGGTTACGGCTTAGCCACGTTAGTATCCTTACTGTATGAAACCCACCAGGTAGCAACAGCCATATTTTTTCTCTTTTGAAACCTTTAATCATAGGTGCACATTGGTCTAACCAGATAACATTTTCTGCGTGCTGACGTAGCCAGCCAATCAAGGGCCTGCGTTTTTGTACACAAGATGAAACCGCTCCCTTTATCCCATATCCATTTAGCTTTGCGTCAGTGCGTGTAATTTGATAAGGGGGGTCAAGTACAACCCAATCCCAGTTTCGTGTATCCTGTGCGATGAATTCCTCAACAGTACAGTGTATCGTAGCGTTTGGATGCTCAATATCTACTCTTACACTTCCAATCATGCTAGTACCGGAGAACAGGTGTAGGGTGTTACCGCTAACGAGGGACTTGATTATGCTTATAACCACAGGAGTAAAAGCCCCCGGATAACCGGAGTTATTAAAACCCATTCCACAGGCCTCTATTTTAAATCCTTTGGCTGTCATGCCGTCACCTCTCCCCGGTGATACTCCACTATGGGAGTGGTATAACTGATATATAGCGGATGTTTAGGTTGCCCATCTTTATTAATACCGAGACATACCGGATTAGAAAGCATAGAATAGACAGCTTCATCCCTGTATTTAACTGGCTTAAATGAACCCCATCCGCATAGTTGACACTTAGTTAGGCTGACCATCCTCATAATGAAGTAGTCATTCATCTCGCCTATAGCGTCCGGATTATTTAAAAGAATCTGAGGATTAGCTGAAACTAAACCAAATAGATTGACTATGATAAAACCGCCAAATACTGAGTAAAACTTATTAACCCTGGCGGATAATCTGGTCACAGTAGGATCATTCATCGTTTCGTTTGCTGTACTCGGGTTTAGACAGACAACCCCTAACATTGGTAAATTCGGGTTATGTACTCTCCATAAAACATAACGATATCGCCGGTCATCAGTAAAAATAGCCCCTGCGGGTATCTGCAAGTTAATGGTGTGCATTAATTCTGTCATGCCGTTACCTCTTCTTTTTCCAGCTCCATATCCACCAGCTGGGGGATGGTCAGACCTTGAGCCTGGCACTCTCTTTGCAGCCGGATCTGGACAAACCCCGGGGTCACTTTTTTACCAACCCACTTGCTGATAATCTCGGCCGCTGCGGAAAACTTCCTACCGCCTAGCTGATAGGCTTTACAAACTTTTGTGATGCCAATATCTATGCGGGGCTTGCCGATTGGATTACCCGACTTAGTGCCGCACTTTTTTGCATGTAACATCCCCGCCATTGACCGCTCTCGGATGATGTCTCTTTCAAACTGGGCAAACCCTGCATAGATGGTAAAGATAAGGTCTCCGGCCGGACCGGCGACATTGAGCTCCGGCTGGGTCATAAAAACCATATCGATACCATAACCCCGTAAAATCTTTACGGTCCGCCAGGCCATCTCTATATCCCTGAAAGCCCGATCCATTTTCCAGACCACCAGGGCTTTATACTTTCGCTTGGCAGCGTCTTCCATGGACCGTGCCCAGGCCTTTCGGTGGACGAAGTCACTGGCAGAAGCCAGATCTATATACTCTTCAGATATTTCCCAGTCCTGCCGCCGGCAATATTCACGGAGCTCGGCCATCTGGACTTCCGGGTTCTGGTTCTTATCAACAGTGCTTACCCTGGCATATAACGCTACTTTCATATCGTTATCCCTTAATACCCTGTAGTAATTTGAAGGTGAAATAGAAATACCAAAATAGGAAACAATACCATAAGCAAGGAGGGGTTAATGCAGTTAAAAATATCAGCTTGGGATTAAAGATTGATTCGGCCGCCGTAAATTTAGTAACGATGTCAGGGAAAAATATAATAAAAGTAATAAAAACACATTGCAGGCTAATGAATTTAGAAATGAAAAACGTCTCCTTCCAAATTCTCAGCCATAACTTTTTCTGTGATTCTTTATCCATATTCATGTCAGCCAACTCCTATTTTCTTGGAAACACGGAAACAATGAGTTAAAGACAAAGCTAAGTTACGTTGTATCCAAAATGTTTCCATTTTATTATTGTTAAGTAGTTTATTTATTC